ACCAGCTCGTCGTCGAATCGAACGGCTTGACGCTTGACGGCACCAATTATTCCAGTGCGAACAGCGTCGGGATCGATCCAGGCAAAGGGGTGGAAATCTGCTCCGATGGCACCAACTACCACGTGAGCCGGGGCACACTCAGCCTGATGAACCCGACCGAAGGTACAGACGGAATCTGGAATAACGGGATGCGCAACATGGTCGGCGCCGGCTCAGTCAGTACAGGCATTCCTGTGCTTGGAACTGGCTACGTATCTGAAATCGTCCCTGACCACGACATTCCCGTTGGCCACGCAACGATGTACCTGAGCACCACCCAGGCGAGCGCCATCGGCTATGCCTGCATCTATACCGGCACCTCGACCGGCGCAGTCTGGTCCGCCTCGATCACCCTCTCCGGCACTTCTGGGACTGCGGCGACCGGCTCAGCGACTCAATACGTCCTGTTGGCGGGCGTTCACTACTACGTGCTTGTCGGACAATTTGGGTCTTCGACCGGCGCTACCGTCTCGGTCATGCCAACCCAGGGTACCGGTTTGTTGGCCATCCTGGCCGCGCAAGGAACCTGGTTTTCGACTTCAGCCAATGGCGTCAACACGGGACCGGGCTGCCCGACGAGCACTGGAACCTTGACCTCGATTACGTCAGCCAGTTCCGTCTTTCCAATCGTGCTGCTGGGACCGTAGAGCTGCTTTGTGCCCTGGCTCGCGCAATAGCCCATGTCTTCGACCGCTTATCTCGGCTACGGATCGCTGCTGCAGGTGTTGATTGGAACCACCTACACGCCCGTCGCGCAGCTGAAAAAGTTCGCGCCGGCGGGTTCGAAGCAGACGATGGTCGACCAGACGAATCTGCGATCGAGCGGACCGTTCACGCAGCCCTTCGCGGCGCAGCTCGACAGCGGAGAGATCCCGATCGAGGGAGTCTACCAGGGCGACGCTTCGCAGCTTTACATGGCCCAGTTGCACGGGCAGATGACGCTCGCGAGCTTCAGGGTTACGCTAAGCGACGGCACGGTGTGGACGTTCTCGGCCTTCGTGGCCGAACTGAAGCCCTGGGACGTGACTTACAACAAGGCGATCGCCTTCAGCGTCAAACTGCGCATCGCCGGCGGCATCACGCCGCCGTCCGGCCCAGTGTTCTAGCACAAAATCTTTTTTGACAGGAGACCACCATGACTACCACCGCCTATCCCGGTCGAGGATCCACTCTCGCAAACGGAGGCACTGCCGGCAGCAGCTACACGACTCTCGCGCAGCTCAAGAAGTTTGCTTTCTCTGGGCTGAAGGCGGAAAGCGACGACATCACGAACCTGTCTTCGCCCACGATCAACAAAGAATGGCTGAAGACGATCGTCGACAGCGACAACGTCACTTTCACCGGCGTGGTCAATCCGGCCGATCCGACGTATGAAGCGCTGCTCACCAACCTCTACACCGCCGGCCAGGCTGCGACGAACTATTGGCAGATCACGCTGACCGATGGCTCGGTCCTGACTTTCCAGGGATTCGTGCTCGACTTCAAGCCCGCCGACGTGGAGTACAACAAGGCGCTCTCGTTCACCGGCACGATCAAAATCACCGGCCAAGTCGTCGCGGCCTGGACTTAGACTCTAGCTCGCTTCCTTCAGCCGCTTTTGTGGAGGCAGGACCTCGCCCTCGGGCAACAGCGGGGCGTAGAGAAGGTCCTTCCGGCGGCGTTGGAGCTGTTCCCAGCTAGCCTCTGCGACGTCCGGATCGGCTCCGACCAGGTCGAGCAGAACCTTGAAGATCGCAAGGTCGAACGGAGCAGTCTTCGATGGCTCTTTCTCGACGCCGGCCACGCGCCAGGCGCACTGCGGGCAGAGAAAGAGCCGTTCCGACTTTGAGGTCCGGCGCTTCCCCATGCCGAGCGTCTGCGCGAAGCAGGTGAGCGCTACTGCCTTTTCGTTGGGCTGAATCTCACGCAGGCAGCGCGAGGAGCAGCAGATTTGCGGTTGACGCGGCCGTCCCATGCCGGACCTCCTAAAAAGGTTTGTTAACAAACTAGCACGGGTTTGGTAACAAACTCCTGGCGCTCGCAGTGGCCGGAGGCATGGAGGAACCACGGAAGCCAACATTTTATGAAGCAGACGGACCTCATCACCGAAGAAATCACCGGCGCCGCGCTAACCGTCGCGATCGGCGGTCGCGACTGCGTCGTTGCCTATCCGATGCACAACATTCTCCTGTTCAAAAAGCAGAGCGGGCTCTCCCTGTTCGCGAAGGGCACGTGGGACAAGCTCGACTTCGAGGAAGATTCCGAGGCCTGGACCGCCTGTCTCTGGGCGGGCCTGCACGTGCGCCAGGATGATGGCTCGTGGAAGGCGCCCTTCACGATCGCGGAGCTGAACCGGCCCGAGATCATCAGCTTCCACAACGCGGTGAGCATACACAATGCCATGTTCCGCGCGCTCACCAACTGGATGCCGCGGAAAAAGACTGAAGTGGATCCGGAGTCTGAAAAAAAAAATCTGACGGTGACCCCCTGTCAGAGTCCGGAGATGACGGCCGAGGGCAGTCCGGAGACGACCTCGGCCTCCTCTGGATCCGCGCTCACGGCCGTCTCGGACTTGATCGTGTCGAATTCCTAGCGATCTCGCCGCGCGAACTCGCGCTGCTGTTCGATGAGCAGGCCGAGGTCCGCAGAGAAACTTGGCTGCCGGCGGCACTCATCTGCACCGTGCTCGCCAACATTCACCGGCCAGAAGATCGCGAGCCGTTCACGATCGCCGATTTTGTCCCTGGCGCCCGGCCGCGAAAGACCGAAGACGAGGAGATGCGCGAATTCATCGACGAGATCCAGAGCGGCAAAAAGTTTGAGACCGATCCGGAGCAGCTCGCCGCATTCAAGCATGCCATGCTGAGCAACTTTGGCAACGTGGCGCCGGCCAAGGGAGACCAGTGCTCGACATCAACGGCCGCGAAATAGCTGAAGGACGCCTCGGCAAGCTGCTCTGCGAAGTGATCAGCACGGATCCCGCTGAAGGCGTGCACGTGCGGATCCTGAATTCCGAGGAGCACCTGCTCATCGCGTGCAGCCAGGACGAGGCTCTCGGCGGCCTGGTCGCCGGCGCCGAGTTCGCGATGTTAGAAGAAACGCCGGAACACTAGATGGAAATGACTTTCAAGCTCGAAGGCCTCCCCGAACTCGCGCGCAAGCTCGACTCAGTCGCGAGTGTCGTCTCTGGCCCGATCGCGCGGCATGGCCTCGAAGCCGGCGGCGAAGTCGTTGCCGGACAGGCACGCGCGAACGTTCACCGGCTCACCGGTCTGCTTGCCGGCGACGTCGTCATCGTCGTTCGCGTGCACCAGGAAGCGGGCGAGAGCTACGCGCTGATTGGTCCAGGCTGGAATCCGGAAGCATTTCGCCGCACGCGCCGCGGCCGCTGGGCGAACGAAGCGCCGGCTCCCGACCAGACAACGAATCCCGGCCTCTATGGCAAGTTTCTTGAGACCGGTCACCGCGAACCTGAGCACGGCCTGGCACACAATCTCGAATACCAGCGCGCGCGGCGCGCGGCGCACGGCCGGATCGAAACGGCCGAGTTCGGAACGCTCACCACGCCGCCGTATCCCTGGCTCGGTCCGGCGCTCGATGAACGTGGAGAGCAAGCGCTCGAAGTCTGCGCTGAGACCATGCGTGGAGATCTCGAAGGACTGAACTTGTGAGCACCCTCAACGTAGGCGCGATGGCGGCCCGGCTGGGCCTCGACCCTTCAGAATTTCTGGAGAAGATGAAGGGCGTCGAGGGCTTTGCCTCGGGATCCGGCCAGCGCATCGCCGCGGAAATGAAACGCACCTCGCGCGAGGGCGCCGAATCGTTGCGCCTGATCGACGAGGCGCTCGGCGTGCATCTCTCGCGGCCGGTGACACGAATCATCTCGCAGGAATTTCCCGCACTCGCCCAGGGCCTGCAGTCGATCCTGGGCGCCGGCGTGCTCGGTGCGGTTGGAATCGGAGTCGTCGAGATCGGCGAGAAAATTTCGAAGGCGATAGAAAAGGCGCAGAAGGCCCAGGAGGCCTATCGCGAGTCGCTGGACAAACTGAAAAGCGGCTTCGATGAAATGATGGCCGGCTATGCCAAGAGTGCGGCCGAGCGCGGACTGACGGGCGTCGACAGGAAGGCCTTCGAAATCGACAGCCACTCGCTCGAACAGGCGCGGCACCAACTCGACGCGCTGAGTAAGGATGCGGAAGACGCGGCAAAAAAGGGCGCGGAGGCCTCCGGTCTCTGGAGTCGATCTCTCGCTGCGATCGGCGCCGCGATCCATGCGGTGGTCACATCAAGCGCGCAACTTGGGGTGGAAGAGAACAATAAACGATTTGCGGAAATCGGAAAACAACTCGATGCGATCGCGATCGCCAGCAGCGCGAACCCGATGAAGGGATTGAAAGATCAGCTGGCCGAGGTCAAGGAGGAAGCCAAGAAAACCGCGGCTGCGATCGCAGCTCTGGTCGAGGATCAGAAACGGACACTGACCGTCTATAGCGGCCCCGGTGCAGGGCCGGCCGCGATCCATCCCAACAACAGCGCGCAAATTGCGGCCCAACAGGGCCTGCTGGACCTTCTCAACAAGCAACGCCAGGTGATGGAAGCGATCCTCGGCAACAACGCCGCAGATAAGGCTTCGGCCGCGGCCGCAGACGCCGCAGCGCAGCTGCAGAAGCAACAGGCAGCCATGGAGAGCTTCTATCGCGAAGTGCAGGCTAGCTACGCGAAGCTGACTCCGATCGCGAATCCCTTCGTGAAAGTGGAGGCTGGCCTGGAAGAGATGCGCATGAAGGCCGACAACGACTTCGCCGCGCTCGCCGAGTCCGGAGCGAATGCCCTTGAGCTGAAGCTGGCGCGCGCGCGCCTAGACGAGTTCATGAGTTACTGGCGGCAGAAGATGACCGAAGCGCGCCAGGACGCGGAGCTCTGGGCAGCGCAGCAGGCGCTCCCGAACATGCCGATGACGCCGGGATCTGCGCTCCCTCAGCTCCCTGCGCCCGCGGCCCCAACGCTCAGCATGGCACCCGTACGCGCCGATCTGCAGGAACTGGCAAAGGTCCAGACCGATGCGAACGAGGCTTGGACGAAAGCCGGCCAGGTCCTCCAGTCAATCGAATCTCCCGCGGAAAAGGTTCGCGTCGAACTTGAGACGCTGCGCACGCTGCTCGACCAGGGACGCATCAGCGAGCAGCAATACAACGAGGCCGTCGCGCTCACGAGCGATCAGCTCACCAAAGCCGCGATACACGCCCGCGAACTCCGCGACGAGCTGGAGAAACTGGAAAAGAACAGCACGTCGGTGAGCCAGGGCTTCAAGGGCTTCGCGGCGCAGTTGCAGCTCGCGGGCAGCGAGAACGGTAAGTTCACTTTCGACCTACTAAGTAAGGGACTCAGCAGCTTCGAAGACGACACAGTCAAGATGCTGGAACACGGCCGCGTGAGCTGGAGAAAGTATTTCGAGGACCTGGCCGCGATGGGCCTGAAGTTCGCGGAGACGAAGACGATCAGCACCGCGCTTCCAAGCTTCATGCCCGGACGGCAGGGCGGAGGCACGGCTCTGAGTCCCGCTGCAGCGCTTGCCGACTTTAATCAACGCGCTGCTCAGAATGTTCTTCCACTCTCCCAGCCTCTCTCGCCCGCGGGCCTCGGAGGAGTTGCGGGCGGAGCGAGCGGCGCGGCCAGCATGACCACGGCTGGCACCACTCTCACCACAGCCGGTACGACGCTGAGCACCGCAGCAGCCAGTCTCTCGGCGGCAGCGGCAGCGCTGAACGCGGCAGCAGCTAGCATGAGCGCGAGCAGCGCAGCAGCGGGAGCTGGCGGCGCTGCGGGAGATTCTGGCGCCGGACCGCTCGCGAGCTTTGCCGGATTTTTCGCTGGAGGCGGCGACGTCATGCCCGGCCAAAATTTTATAGCGGGAGAAGCCGGTCCGGAACTGATCCGCGCCGGAAGCCTCGGCGCGAACGTCACACCGAACTCGAAGCTCGGCGGATCATCGATCTACAACGATTTTCGTGGGACGGTGATGACCGATGATCTGATGCGGCGCGCCGAAGGCATGGCAGCGATCCAGCACAGCGAGCGGCGCATGATGGCAGCGATCCCGACGCTGCAGCGGGAGATCCAACTGCGCAATCGCGCAAACCGCTAGCGCGTCAGAACCCAGACGATGATGCCGAACCCGATCGGAACAACAAGGAACCAGATCACCAGGTTGCGCACAATGTAGTGAGCATCGGCCGACACGTCGATTCGCGGATCGAAGAGTTTCAGATTAACCGTCGCCCGTCGCTCTCGTTCTTCTCTTTCCTCAGCTTCAATCGCGGCCCATGGCCGTGCATCGAGCCATGTTTTTAGACTCATAGCGATCCAGAAGTACCGCACCCGGCGCGGAAAGTCAATAGCCCAACAGGAGGAGTAGCAATGTCAGGCTGGAACGGCATTTTCTATAACGGCGTGTGGACGTGTGGCTTCGATTTCTTGCCCTCTGGTACGTCGCAGCCTACACCGGGAGGAGTCTTCGACAGCGTGTCCAACCTCACGCAGGTCGGCAGCACCTTCGCCCGCTTCTCGGGAAAAGGCATGCAGTGCTACAACAACGCCCAGAGCTACGTTGGCCGCTCCTTTGGCGTGAATCTCCCGAGCGTCGTCGTCGGCTTTGCTTTCCTTCCCGTCAACCTGCCATCGAGCGGAGTGCAGGTCGTCGCCACTCTCTGGGACAGTGTGGCCGGCGCCACGCAGATCTCGCTGGGATACAACTCTTCCGGTCAGCTAGGATTCTACAGCGCAGGCAGTGTTCTGAGCGGGAGCGCTCCCACACTTTTGCCGGGCAGCAGCCTTTCTGCGGCGGCCACGGTCATCGCGAATTCCTATTGCTATATCGAGCTCGTGATCACGATCGGCGCCAGCGGCGTCGCGCAGTGCTGGGTGAATGGAAACGAGGTCATCAATTTCGGCGGCAACACACAGCAGACCGCCAACGCCTGGGTGAACCGGCTCTACCTCGGCATCAGCCAGGGCAGCCCCTACGTGCAGTTCGACGATATCTACATGCTCGACACCACGGGCGCCGCTCCCTTGAACGCGCGGCTCGGCCCGGTGCGGATCCAGACGGACGGCCCGAATGCCGACAGCGCGACGTCGGGTCTCAATGCCTGGTCCTATACCACGCCCCAGGGCACCGACTACGCTAACGCGGCGAATATTCCGGCGAACGCGGCGCAGTACAACTACGACGCGAACGTCGGCGATCGCATGAGCTTCAAGTTTCCGTCGCTCTCGACGGCGAAGGTCTGGTTCCTCAACACCTGGTTCTCAGCCGAAGAGGACGCGGCGGGCACGCGCGGCATCGTCGCCATTTTCCGTAACAACGCCATCGACCAGGTCGGCCCCACTCCGGTCTCGCTCGCGACCAATTTCACCTACTACAACCAGCCGAGCACGATCGACCCGAATACGGGAAGTCTTTGGGAGCAAGGCACGGTCGCGGCCGCGGCGGGATGCGAGATCGGCCTGAAGGTCAGCAGCTAGTCCGACAATGCCAAATGCAGTCTGCGATCAGCTCGTCCGGGAAAGCCTCGTCGATGACGCCCCAAATGCCAGGGTTAATCAGCTTGTCCGCGAAGCGCTCGTCATCCTTCCGACGTCGAACGCGGTCGTCGACCAACTGGTGCGCGAGGGCCTCGTCCTCGACACGCCGAACGCGCTCGTCGACCAGATCATGCGCGAGAGCACCGTGGTCGACTCGCCGCATGCGCGCATTGATCAACTTGTGCGCGAGTCGGTAATTCCCGTCAGCCCTCCGGTCTCTCCCAATATGCCGATCGTTTATCCCCTGACCATCCCGTTGACGCTCGGAGAATCGAAGGCGGCGCTCACGAAGTTTGACGCGATCGGCGAATTTATTTCCGAGTTTACCGGCAACGCCGAGCAGCAGCAGTGGCAGGACCAGCACTGGGAGCTCCAATTGGAGTGGCCAGAGATGAACTGGCAGCAGTTCGCCCCCTATGATGCGTTCATCGGGGCGCTCCACGGAAAGCTAGGAACGTTCCTGTGGGGACCGCCGCTCGCGACGTCGCCGGCGGGATCGGGCGGGACGCCGGCGCTCGGTGGAGTCGGTGGACTCAATGCTTCCGGGTCGAACTCGCTGTTTACGCAAGGATGGCCAGTTAGCGCGAGCGGTCTGTTGCTGCCCGGAGACTTTTTACAAATCGGACCCTATCCTCTGCCGATCACGGACGTGGCCGTGACTTCTGGCGTGCTGCAGATCTTTTCGAGCGCCGTATATTCTTTCTCGCTGTCAACGTTGCTCCTGGGCGCGAGCTTGAGTTTTTCCGGCCTCACCAATGCAACCTGGCTCAATGGCGCTGTCCTTGAGGTTGACGGCGTCACGGAAGTTGGGCTCGGCATCTTGATTACAATGGCTACCGTTCCTCCAGGTATGCCTGGCTCCTATGCCGAAGCGGCGGACACAGGAACCGCGACGTGGGGAGCGGCGCGGTTGTATCAATACGTCGATGCCGGCCCACTTTCAAGCGACAGCAGCGGTGACGCGACATTGGACATCTTCCCCTCCCTACGCGAGACCTATCCTCCGGGCACGCGCATCGCGCTGATCAATCCGCAAGGGACGTTCCGGCTTGCCGAGAACCGACGCACGGCGTCGGCCGACCAAAAAAAGACGATCGTGCTGAAACTGAAATGCCGTGAGGCGATATGAGTCAGGAAGCGGGCGAACGCGCTTATGGGGCGTTCATCGAGAGCGCGCGAGAGTTTCTTCCCGCGGGCGCGCCGCCGTGGGCCTGGGCGGATCTGCCAGAGCCTATGCGCATCGCCTGGAAGGCGGCTGCGGAGGCAGCCAGGAACGAATGCCCCGCAACTTAAGTCCGGCCATCGTCGCGGCGATCGCCGCACAGCAGAAACGTTTTGCCTGGTTCGTCGAGCTCGTCTTTGTGAACTCGACGATCTACGCCTGGAGCGGCCTCGGGCCTATCGCTCCGACAGGCCCGGCATGGAATCCGGGCGCGACGTTTCCTTACGGACAAGAATTCATTGGAGTCGGATGGCTCGGCCAGCTTTCGAATCTGCCGCAGACGACAGAGATGACGGCCGAGAACATGCGCTTCACGCTCTCGGGAATTCCCGCGGCGCTGGCCGGCGATGCCATCAACGCCGTACGCCTCACGGGCAGCGCGACGCTGTGGCTCGCCTTTCTCGATTCCAACAACAATGTCATTCCCGACCCGCTACAGATGTGGCAGGGCCAGACCGACGTTCCTACGCTCACCGATGGAGCCGCGACGTGCACGCTTGACCTGACCGTCGAAAACGCGCTGCTGGCGCTCAATCTCTCGTCGAACCGGCGCTACACAACGATCGATCAGCAACTCGATTTCCCCGGCGATACCGGCTTCGACATGCTGAGCGCCATGCAGGATCTCTACTTGCCTTATCCCGATGGAACGCTGAACGGCAGCCACAACATCGGGGGCACGAGCCAGCTCGGCGAAGCTCCTGGCGAATGCCAGTCCCTGACGTTGACTCCCTCAGGACCGGTAAAGCTGACGTTGGGCGGATCCATGAACATAAGCGCGTCGGCGCAATTCTCCAGCGGCCGGTGGTGCGTGGCGGCGGGGGGCCCAGGCTTTGAGACCGTCACCGGCGCTTCCCTGTGGTCGACCAGCGATCCCGCAGTCGCTACGGTGACGAACGGAACCGGCGCTGACGTTGACGCAGGAAACTTTGGAACCGGAGGCGGCCTCGTCACGGCCGTTGGCCGCGGCAACTGCACCATCACCTGTTTTTTTGGCACCGTCTCGGGATCGCTCACGGCTTCAGTCGCATGAAGCGCGTACAAAATTGGCCGGCGCTGGTGCCGGCGCACACCATGCCGAATAGCGGCCGCACGTTCCAGTGGGGGCGCTGGGATTGCGCGCTCGCCGTCTGCGATGCGATTCGCGCGCTCACCGGCGTGGATCCAGGCGCGCCTTATCGCGGAACTTACTCGAGTGAAGCCGAGGCTCAGGCAATCTTCGCCAAAGCCGGAGGCCTGGCAAACTTCGCTGCGGCCGTTGCAAGCCAGCATGGAATGCAGGAAGTGAGGCCACGGCTGGCGCGCCGCGGCGACGTCGTCTTTGCCGATAACGGAACTCCTGACGGCGCGCTCGGCATCGTCGACCTCAGCGGCACGTGCGCGAGCTGCGTGGGCCCACGCGGCTATCGGCGCATTCCGATGCACCGCTGGAAGCGCGCCTGGCGCGTCGGCTGATTTTCAGTCATGTCGAAAACAGTTGAAGAAATCGGGATGATCGTCGGCGGCGTCGCCCTCGCTTTTTTGGCCGGCCCGCTCGGCGTGGAAGTTTTCGGCAGCCTCGTGATCTGCAACATGATGATCGGCGTGGGCCTGACGACGGCTCTCGCCGGCACGGTCGGGCTCCTGGCGCCAACTCCGCAGACGCCGTCGAGCTTGTCACCGCAGGGGCAGCTTCCGATCCAGACGCCGAACCCGCTATGGCGCATCGTCTATGGACTTTTCCAGTTTGGGGGCGCCGTCACCTTTGCCGATGGCCCGGTTCATGACTGGGTCGGGACGGACGCCAACAATCCCTGCGAGAACCAATATATGCACTTCGTGCACACACTCTGCGCGCACCAGATCGCAGGCTTTGCCGCCGTCGTGATCGACGGGCAGACGTTCAATTTTGGGACGGACCTGGTGCAACTGACGCAGTCGAACCAGGTGGTGACAACCGACATTGGAGGTTTCTGGAGCCAGCCCATCTTCTGCGGTCCTGAGGGCGCGTGGGGATTTATCAACCCCTGCAACCCCTGGTGCGGAGTGATCTGGTTCGAGTTCGACGTCGGCAACCCGAACCAGGCCACCTACATCAACGGCGTTTGGGTGGGAGCTCCACCTTTTCCGTACCTCACCGCTGGATCCCAGCTGCTGGTCGGATACAACCGCTATATCGTGGCCGGATCGCCG